TTCATTACTGGTAACATTTTAACCATAAGAGTTTCCATAGCAAAATCAGCATAGCATGAGTAAGTATTAGGTATTTGTTTATCTGTCCATGTTCCAAGAATCGGAGACTGTGAGTGTATGTTATGTTGATACATATAACCTACTGCATCTCGTTTAAGTAGAAAGTAGTTAAGTATAAAGTTAGCTAGATCATAAGATACAGCGTTTTTTATTACTTGATATTTTTTATCTTGAAAACTCATACCATCATACACTTTTGTAGAAAATTAAAAGACACTGATATTCTTATATCATTAGAATTGTTGGGATCAACACAATGCATTAGCCATGATGGGAACATAATTAATCTTCCAGCAATAGGTTCATAGTGTGTTTCTCTAAATAATCTTGCAGGTTTTTCTCCATCTTTTTGTCTTGGTCTAGACATACAAGCAACTGATCTTGGATCATCTATTTTTAAATGTCCAGAATTCTTAGGGGCTTTTATATAATAAACACCGGACCATAATGAGTTAGGATGTTGATGAGCTCTATTCATTCCACCTGGTGGATTAATATTAGCCCACATATTACCTATTATAGGCTCTGAATCTAAATGCTCTTGGTCGTAAATAGTTTGTTGAGACTCATACAACATATCAACTAAATTTTTATACTCAGGTTTTTCATGCATATCAGTTGTTGAATGCCAACCTTGTACATTAGTTCTTAAAACACCTTTATCTTCTTTAGACCAAGTTATTATATCTTTTTCAAGTTCTTGATTAAGAGTTGGGTGTTCTATATCTGCAATATAAACAGGTGTTGGAAAATGTAATTCTCTATGCATTATTTAAATGGTGTACCTCCAAACCACATAACAAGTGATTGTCTCCTGCCACGTGTTACAGGTTTTACTCTATGTCTTATAAAAGATGCAAAAAATATAGCTTGCCCTTGTTTTATTTTTGCAACCTTACCTTCAGCTTGAAGTTCTAAATCACCTCCTTCAAACTCTGATTCAGGAGAAAGTAATAACGTCATTGATATTTTTCTAACAGGTGGTTCGTGTTTCATGTTCACATCATTATCTACATGCCAATCATAAAATCCACCTTCAGGGTATTCTGTGTACTGTGCCATTTCTGTAATAGTCATTCCATCAAAACCAAAATGATTACCATTAGTAGTCTTCATAATTTTTTCTATATCTTTATACATGTCACCCATTTTTTTAAATGGTATCCAACTAATATGTGAGGTTCTAGTTTTAGTATCTATCACACTTTCTTTTGTACCTTCTTTATTTCCAACAGATGCATCATTTCTAGGTTCAGCACGTCCAGCTTGTATAATCATTTTACATTGTTCAGGTGTAAAGATTGGTTGTGTAGTCTCAACTATAAAAGATCTCCAACGTGGTTCTGTTATCATATTAATATCCGTACTCTACCCATCCCGTTATTATATATTTATCATTTGATAGAGGTGGGTTGCCTCTATGAACATGTGTAAACTGTGATGGCCATACCATCAATGTATTTTTCTGTGGTTTAAAACGACACTTTTGATATAAAAATTCTGTCTCTCCACCTTCTTCCACATCATTTAAATATACCATAAAAGCTAAGATTCTATTTCTGGCTCTCATTTCAGCATTCTCACAATGCCAATGATGATAACCTTCACCTATTTTAGTTTTTTGTATTTTAACTTCTAATATATTATGTGTTGCTAGTGTCTTTAAGTAAGAATATTTTTGAGTGTATAAAGGATATACTTCTTTAAAAAATAAATCTATAAAAGGTTTGTTGGTGTAAGTCATTGCAACATTAGTTGAAGATCCAAAATCTCCACGCGAACCTTTTATAGTATCAATTGCGTTATCGCATGCCAGTGTTTCATCTTCTTGTCTAGGATATACCGCACCTTGTTGTTCACATCTATTAAAATAATCCATGTAGTTATCTATTAATTTATTTGGCATAAAGTTTTTAAACATACCAATATGATCATCTCTAATTAAAAATTGTTTATCCATTATATAGCCCCTCTATTTCTAATTGGATCAAACTCTACATCACAGTTTGCAGCAAGAGTTCTTCTAGTCTCATCTGTTCCATTAAAAGGATATACACAGTGTCTCATATCATAAGGAAATATATAAAAATCCCTAAGATCCATTGGTGGTTGGTAATCTATTTTAGCAAACTGACCATTACTAGCTCCCAATATTTGTAGTCTACCATTTTGAGGTATATGATCTGCTGAATATTCTTTACCATATGTTGATGGTAGTTTTAAAATCATTACAGAAGATAGCCCTGTAAACAACATACCTCTATGGATATGTGCAGGATTGTATTCATGTTGTTTCATTTCATTAACCCAAATAGAATTTAGATGAGTTTCATAATCTTTAATTTTATTAAAAGATAAATAATGCTTAAACACAGTCATTAAATAATCTGTAACATTTTGAGGCAACATGTTATGATTTTTCATCTTAGTCTGATCTTTACCATGATAAAATAATGAATGTTCATTCTCTATCTTACCAACTAACTGACCATTAGCAGGTGCAAGGTTATGAAAATTTTGTTCGTAGATTTGGTTAATCGTACTAAATATATCAAGAGGTACTTGATACTTTAAAACAGACTGACCTAAAAATACAAAATCAAATTTAAGATTTTGGTTTTCCATGTTGTTCAATTTGTTCTTTTTCTTTATAACTATTTTCTAGTTCACCAGACTTTTTAATTCTTTGTAATGAATTTAGTTGTCCCATTACATTAAATATTTCAGACTCTGATGAGTTAGCATTTAGTGTTTTTGCTTTCTCATGATACTGCATACCATATGACTCTAGTTGATGTTGATTAACATCCTTGTCATTAAATGATCCATCATTAAATTCTTTCTTTAATCCAGACCACATTTTAATTTCTCTCATTCTATGTTTAGCAACTTTTTCCATAGAAGCTTTACCAAATATAGCTTCATCTAAATCTATTTTATACTTAGTTGCTTTATAATCATCTTGTTCTTTTTCTACTTTATCTTCTAACCATTTAATTTTTGCTTCGTTTCTTCTATAGTCAAACGATAATGTCATTAAGTTATCTAAGTATGATGATTGTTCTCTAACACACTGCCAATATTTTGATGCTTTAGTTGGGTATCTATTATCTTGTAGTACAGAAAACCTAGCTTCTGTTTCTGTTCGAAACATTTGTTTCTTGGTCCAGGTATCCCTAAGCTCGTCTACCATACCTTTAAAAGCAGATAGATCTTCTTGTTCTAATAAATTATTTAAATGAGTTTCCTCACCTTGTATTACTTCTTTAACGTCTTTTTTCATTTCTTTATCCTTTATAGTTCTGTCTTATATATACTAATTAAAATATATTTCAAGTCTTAACTGTCGTCAAACGTAACTGTTACTCCGGCACCTGGACCTGTAAACTCTTCTGTTGTAGCTAGTTTTCCTGACGGATTTTGACCACCTGAATATAATGCAGCAGTTGCTACTCCACTACTTCCTCCAGCTAATCTTGCTGTACTTATATTTGTAGTTTCAGTCCAAGATGATCCATTCCATAATTCTGTAAGTGCAGAAGCTGATCCAGTAGTACCACCATAAGCTAATGCTGAAGTACTATCAGTTCCAGCTCCTCCTCCCCTTGTTCTAGCTGTATTAAGATCAGCAACTTCTGTCCAGTTAGTTCCGTTCCAAACTTCTGTCACTCCAGTTGGAGAAGGACTTGCACCACCAAAAGCTAAAGCTGATGTTGCTGTTCCTATTCCACTTAGAGAATTTCTTGCTGTATTTAAATCATTGACTTCAGTCCAATTGCTTCCATTATAAGATTCATTAAGTGCAACATCACCAACAGCATCTCCACCATTACCTCCAAAAAGTATTCCATTACTATTAGATGTTCCGGCTCCTGCACCACCAGCTCTTGCACTATTTAAATTTGCAATTTCAGTCCAATTTGTTCCATTAAATGTTTCTGTTTTATTTGTTTCTCCTGTGTTACCAGCAAAACTAGCACCAGACATAGCTGAAGTCTGTGATCCATAACCTCCCCCTGATCTTCTTGAAGTGTTCATGTTATTAACTTCTGTCCAAGAAGAACCATTATATTTTTCTGTGTTAACTGTTCCACCAGAAGCAGGAATATCTCCACCAAATATTAACCCTGCTGTTTTAGTCCCTACTGAAAGTCCTGTATTTTGTTCTCTACCTAAATTTAGATCACCACCTGAAGCCCAAGCTCCTGCAACTGTTTCACCTCTACCTTTTAAAACATTTGATGTTGAGTTAAACCAAACTTGTCCTGTAACAGGGTTCGATGGGTCTGATGCTAAGACCTCAATATTTGTTCCTTTAATTTCTTTGTATGTTGTCATAATTAATCCGTGTCCACACTTTTAGTTACTGTTGATGGAACATTCCAGCTTTCTGTTGCTGCTGTTACTGGTCCATTATCTCCACCAAAAGATAAACCAGCTGTTGTTGTACCTGCTCCTCCTTGAAATCTTATTGCAGCATTCAAATCACTTTGTTCACTCCAACTAGATCCATTCCATAATTCTGTAATTGCTAAATTTGGTGGACCTTCTCCACCAAAAGCTAAAGCTGATGGTTGAGTACCAAGACCTGCTAATTGATTTCTTGCAGTATTTAAATTATTAACTTCAGTCCATGCTGATCCATTCCATGATTCTGTATTAGCTGTTGGTCCTGGACTTCCACCAAATACTAATCCTGCTGTGGTTGTTCCTGCTCCTGCCATAAATCTTTTACCACCATTTAAGTCACCAACCTCTGTCCAATTAGAACCATTCCATATTTCATTACTAGCTAAATTAGAAGATCCATCACTACCTCCAACAGCTAAAGCTGCTGTATTAGTAGCCCCTACTCCTGTACGAGCACTTGCTGCCGTGTTTAAATCTCCTACTTCAGTCCAGTTTGTTCCATTCCAATTTTCCGTTAAAGCACTTATTGGAGGTGTATTTCCAGCAAAAGCTAAAGCAGCTGTGTTGCTAGCACCAGTTCCTGATAAAAGATCCCTAGCTGTGTTCATGCTGTTTACACTTGTCCAACTAGTTCCATTATATTTTTCTGTTGCACCTGTAAAGGATCCTGTATTGCCACCGAAAGCTAATGCAGAAGTTTGTGTGCCTGCCCCTGCTAACTCATGTCTAGCAGTGTTTAAACTATTTTCTGTTGACCAACCGCCTAATGGAGTTGAGATATTCCACTCTTCTGTTGCTGATTGAGCAGCTCCAGGAGGTGTTGCTCCACCAAATGCTAGTGCGGATGCTGTAGTTCCAGATGATTTTAAAGCTATTCTTCCAGTTGATAAATCTGCTATCTCTGTCCAAGAAGATCCATTCCATTGTTCATTGGCTTTTACACTACCACCTGGACCGCCTCCAAAAGCCAAAGCTGCTGTATTAGTTCCTACTCCTGTAACAGATTGTCTTGCCGTATTTAAATCTGCTACCTCTGTCCAATTAGTTCCATTCCAAGTTTCTGTTGCGCCAGTCCCCGATGGTGGTGGTTCTCCACCTGCAGCTAAAGCATTTGTGCTACTATTACCTGCTGAAGCTAAATTTGCTCTAGCAGTATTTAAATTGTTAACTTCTGTCCAATTAGTTCCATTCCAAATTTCAGTATCTGCAGTAAAAGGAGGTGCATTTCCACCATAAGCTAGAGCAGAAGTACTTGTTCCAGAACCACCTAAATATCTTCTTCCAGTGTTTAAATTGTTTACTTCAGTCCAATTTGTACCATTCCAATTTTCATTTACAGTTTTATATACTCCAGGATCTTCACCACCAGCAATAGCTAAAGCAGCTGTAAAAGTTCCAGCTCCTGCTAAACCATATCTACCATCATTTAAGTCGTTTACTTCAGTCCAGTTACTTCCATTATAAGATTCTGTTACTGCTAAAGCAGGGTTTCCAGGAGGAGCTCCTCCAAAAGCTAAAGCCGCTGTGCCACTGGCACCAGCACCCCCTAAATTTTCTCTAGCTGTATTTAAATTTCCACCTGTAGACCAAGCGGCTATTGTATTAGGAAATTGAAACTTTAACGCATTAGACGTATCATTATACCACACCTCTCCCGTATTCGGATTATCGGGATCCGTAGTGTAGTTCTGTATTCTACTACCATGTGTGCCTAAGTACGTAGCCATTTAAATTTATTCCTCTAATGTTATGTCAGCGGGTCTTGTGTTAGTCTCTATTGCTGGTGCTTTCTCAGCATCAGGTAAAGCATCCCACACAGCTTGCGCTGCTTGAACCTCTGCATCAACAATCGCCTGTGCTTCTGTTTTAGTTTTTACAGTACCTGCAACTTTAGCAATCCAAAGATTACCGTGTTTGTTGTATGCAGGAACTTGCCAAACATTACCAGGATAGCCTACAAACGTGATTCTGTGGGATTCAACGTGATCGATGAAACCCTTTCCCCAGTTTTCTGCTACACAGTATTGATATGTTTTTGCCATAGTTTTCTCCTTTTATTAATCTGTTAATTGTTTTACCACGTTTGAGCTAGGATTCCACTCTTCTGTTGATGCTGTTTGAGGTGGTGCTTCTCCACCAAAAGCTAATGCTGATGTTACAACACCTGCACCTCCTAAACCTTCTCTTGCTACAGATAGATCTGCAACTTCTGCCCAAGAAGATCCATTCCATTCTTCTGTTTTTCCTGTTAAACCAGGTGCAGCACCACCAAAAACTAATGATGATGTATTATCTGGTCCTGCGCCAGTAAAATTCTGTCTTCCTGTATTTAAATCGTTTACTTCTGTCCAGTTAGTTCCGTTCCATAATTCACAAATTGCTGATGCAGGATCTCCACCAACAGATAAAGCTGAAGTACTAGTTCCCATTCCAGCCATTTGATATCTTGCAGTGTTTAAATTGTTAACTTCTGTCCAATTAGTTCCATTCCAAATTTCAGTGTCTGCAGTACTTGGAGGTGAAAATCCACCAAATGCTAGTACGGCTGTATTAGTTGCACCAGCACCAGCTAATAATCTTCTTGTTGTGTTTAAATCGTTTACTTCTGTCCAATTACTTCCGTTCCATTTTTCTGTTAATGCCACTGCTGTTGGACCTGTGTTTCCACCAAACGCTAAAGCATTTGTGTTGTCTGCACCTGCACCACCTAATTCTCTTCTTGCGGTTCCTAAATTATTTACTTCCGTCCAAGATGTTCCATTATATTGTTCGGTTGCATTTTGAGCAGTAGGACCAGGTGAAAGTCCACCAAACGCTAAAGCTGAGGTATATGTACGTCCAGCACCTGCTAATTGATTTCTAGCAGTGTTCATACTACCACCTGTAGACCAAGCACCTATTTGTTGACCTGCACCTGTCCATTGGTCTGTTACTGCTGATAGTGGTGGTCCTTCTCCACCAAAAGCCAAAGCTGAACTAGTGCCTCCTGAAGTCGAACCAGCTATTGATCTTCTACCTGCACTTAAATTATTTTGTTCAGTCCAGTTAGTTCCATTATATAATTCTGTGTCTGCTGATGTACCAGGGGGACCTAAGTCTCCACCAAAAGCTAGTGCTTCTGTGTAAGTTCCAGATCCTGCTAATTGATCTCTTGCAGTATTTAAATCATTTACTACAGTCCAATTTGATCCATTCCATTGTTCAGCTTTTGATGAATTGGGTCCACCCGTATCTCCACCGAAAGCTAGTGCTGCAGTTTTAGTACCTGCTCCAGCTAAAGCAGCTCTTGCAGTATTTAAATCTCCAGTTTCTGTCCAGTTAGTTCCATTCCATTCTTCTGTTAATGCAGAGTTAGATGGATAAGGTGCTCCTCCAATACATAATGCTGATGTGTTGTCTGCTCCTGCACTTCCCATTTGTTGTCTTGCGGCTTGTAAATCATTTACCTCTGTCCAATTAGTTCCGTTCCATAATTCAGTTTGTTGATTTGGTGATACGTTTCCTCCAAAACATAAAGCTGAAGTTGATGTTCCAGTACCTCCTGTAAAACCTCTTGCCGTATTTAAATTGTTTACTTCAGTCCAGTTAGACCCATTCCAAAGTTCTGTAACATCCTGAAGTTCATTAGTCGGTCCACCACCAACTCCTCCAAAAGCTAATGCCGCTGTGCTAGAACCAGCACCTGCTAAAGTTTGTCTAGCAGTATTTAGATTACCACCTGTGGCCCATGAACCAGCTGTAGTTAAATTTGCAAATTGATATTTGAATGCTGCGTTAGTGCTATCGTACCATAGCTCACCATCCACGGCACCGGGATAAGTACCAGCGAAGTTGACAACCGAAGTTCCAACTTTCTCTTTATAAGTAGCCATGGCTATTTATTCTTTAACAACCAAC